CTAAGTGAGAGGGCAAATCAAGATAGCGAAAGATTGGCCTCTTTTAATCGTTTCTTGAAGTCTAGGCGCCCGTCTTTGTCCAGTACCTGCTCCATTGTCTGGATGACTACGCGCTGGAACTCGAACATTTGCTTGATGCCCTGCGCCTTTTCTTTCAGAGACAAGAAGCGATCCATCAAGGATCCGAAGTTTTTCAGGAAGTTAAGGCGGTCTCCCACATCGTCGCTGTTGTCGACGTCTTGCTGCAGTCGCTTCATGGAGTTGATGGCGTTCTGGATCTCGCGGATCAGGCTATCCGCCTGCTCGTTGTCGTCCTGCCCCGGCGTGAACACGTCACCCGCGCTGTCCTCGCGCCCCGTGCGCGCCGGCGTGAAGAGGCGCCGGAGGTAGCCTTGCAGGTCGGTCGAGTAGGGGCATTCGTCGGACGTCAGGTAGTTCGGATCGAACTCCATCAGCTGTTCGATCGCCCGCAGCTTGAGGGCCAGGCCTTCTGGCAGGGCCGGATAGGTCCTATCTGTCATGATCGAAGTCCGCTCCGAGGGCTCGCTGACATAGTGGGTCGGTAGTCTTAATCCAAGGCGAGCGGAAGACGGACATTGCAGCAATGTACCTAAGAAGGTCGAATATCTAGTTCGATGATCTTGGGTGCCACCGGCGCTGCGGATGATCTGCTTGGGGGCGTAAATGGCTGATCGTTATGGAGAAATCGGCAGGTACGAAACGGACCGTGCGGGGTCAGCTTCGCTCTGGCGTATCCGGCACCCGGATCACGCCTACTACGTGGCCTTCATCGGGGATGGGGATGGGGACCGCGTCCAGCGTGAGCACCTGCGCCTCGTCTTTCGTCTCGACGGGTCGCCGCCGCCCGAGGCCCTTCAGTTCGGGCGTCGGCGTGACGCGGGGCAGTTCGCCCAGGCCTTCCTGATCCCTGAGATCCCCTGGATCTTCGAGCCCTCTGTGGCCCCCGCTCCGGCCTTGTGGAGCGAAAGCGCGCCGCCCGACCATCTGCTCGAGGCCTTCCAGCGAGAGCTGGCCGAGGAGAGCCTTCGGCCGTGAACCCGCACCTGACGACCTTCATCGCGGGGCTCGACGAGCGCTTTCCCGACGACAGCACGACCATGTCGATGTCGGAGTGGATCGGATCGAACACCAAGCTCCGGCAGCGGCCGTTCAGCTTCAAGGGGTTCGAGTTCCAGCGTCAGATCGTGGACGACATGCATCCCGACCTGACGTGCATGAAGCTCTCGCAGATCGGCCTCACCGAGGTCCAGATGCGGAAGTTCTTCGGCTTCCTGAAGCGCAACGTCGGAACGTCCGGCATCTTCTCGATGCCCACGCTTCCAATGCGCGACCGCCTATCGCAGACCCGGATCAAGACCCTGATCGATGGCGAGTCCATCTTCAACGGGCCGATGGTCGCCAAGCCCGTGCGTCACAAGGGGCTTTATCAGGTCGACGAGAGCTTCGGGTACATCACCGGCACCACCGAGGGCGAGGCGACCTCAATCTCGGCCGACATCCTCATGGAGGACGAGGTCGATCTGGCCGACCAGTCCATGCGCTCGCTCTTCCAGTCGCGCCTCCAGGGCTCGCTCTGGAAGATCACGCAGCGCTTCTCGACGCCCACCTACCTCGGCTACGGGATCGACGCCGCCTACCAGGCGTCCGACAAGCACGAGTGGTTCATCCGCTGTGCCTGCGGGCACCATCAGGTGCCGATCTTCCATCCTCGGTTCCTCTGCCTGCCGGGGCTGCGAGGAGACCATGAGGATCTCTCGAAGCTCTCTCAGGAGCAGGTCGATGCCATCGACATGGACGGCACCTACGTCCGCTGCGAGAAGTGCTCCCGGCCGCTCGATCTCGGCGCGCCCGGGCGCGAGTGGATCCCGGAGTTCCCTTCGCGGCGAGCCCGGGGCTATCGCGTCCGGCCCTTCTCGATCACCACGATCACGATCCCCTACATCTTCCGCATGCTGCTGGAGTACCAGCGCAAGGACAATCTGAAGGGCTGGCACAACACCGTCATCGGCGAGGCCTTCAACGACAGCAACGCCCGGATCAGCGAGGAAGACCTCATCGCCATCATGACGCCTCGGCAGGTCGAGGCCGGCGAGCTGGGATCGGGCGACCTCTTCCTGGGCTGCGACGTCGGGCAGACCTGTCACGTCGTCATCGGGAAGCCGAACGCTCTCCTCGAGTTCCACCAGGTTCCACAGCACGACATCGTCGAGTTCGTGAAGGGCCGCGTGGAGACGCTGGGCATCATCCAGGGGGGCATCGACATGTACCCCTATACCCCGACCGCCGAGGCGATCCGCGACGTCACGAACGGCGTGATCATGCCTATGGCCTACTCGACGTCCAAGGTCGCGCCGGCGGTGAAGGAGCAGGTCGACGAGTTCGAGGTGATCACCCACTACACCATCAACCGGACGCAGGCTCTCGATCTGGTCGCGAAGCAGTGCCGGCTCCGCACCTGGCAGCTGGCCGGATACGGTCCTTTCGCCTCGCTCGTGAAGACCCACTTCCGTGACATGATCCGCATCGAGGCTCCCGACGAGCCTCCGGTCTGGAACAAGATCAATGGAGATGATCACTTTCTGCATGCCGCTGCTTTGCAGCAGACGGCAGTTCGTCTGCGTGCGGGCATCGAGTTTTCGACCGATCAAAGATCTTCTGTTTTCTTAGGAGGCGGCTCACGGTTGTTCCAGCCTGTCGGTCGACCCATATTTCGTGGCGCTGATCATGCCGGGGTTCTACGCTAGTGGCCGACAATCTTGCATCGAAGCTGCTGGCGATCGTACCCTTCAAGAAGAAGGCGCGTGCCGGCGGTACTGCGAACACGCCGACCTACAATCCGCAGAACGCGGATCAGGTCCTGACGCTGCCGCAGTACCGTGACCACCAGGACGATCTCTTTCAGGACCGTCTGGCGGACAACAGCCAGAGCCTCATCAAGAAGATGATGCAGAACGACCCGGACATGTCCGGGACCGTGAACGGCTACCTGACGCTCGCCGACACCCAGATGATCGTCTACGCCGAGGATCTGGACGGCAATGTCGACGAGGAGAAGAGCCGCGAGCTGCAGCAGCTCGTGACGAAGCTCTCTCACCAGACGGACTATACCCTCGGCTTTCAGCTTCGGCAGGGCATCTACCGTCAGGCTGAAGAGCTTCGCTACATGCTCCTGATGCGGGGCGCGATCGGGGGCGAGCTGGTCTTCGATAAGGCCGGGACACCCGACCATATTCGCAATGTCGACATGGCCGGCATCCGCTGGGTCGAGAAGAAGCCCGGCGACTACAAGCCGGGCCAGGTCGTGCCCGGCGTCTCGGATCCTGTCCCGATCGACACGCCCGCCTTCATGGTGGCGTTCTATCGGCGCGATCCCACCGCGATCTACACCGTCTCCCCGTTCGTCTCGGCGATCAACACCATCGCCGCGCGACAGCAGGTCATCAACGACCTCTACCGCATCATGCGCGCGACCGGGTATCCGCGCATCGAGATCAAGGTGCTCGAGGAGATCCTGACCAAGAACATGCCGGCGACCTATCGCCAGCCTGGCAGGGAGCAGGAGAAGCAGGACTGGCTGAATGCGCGCTACGGCGAGATCCAGTCCGCCTTCGACAACATCGCGGTAGACCAGAGCCTCGTCCACTCGGATGCCGTCGAGCTGAAGATGCTCAATGACAAGGCGCCGGGGACGGCGCTCAACATCACGCCGATCATCGAGGTGCTGAACGCCCAGAACCAGGCCGCACTCAAGACCATGAGCACGATCCTAGGTCGAGGCAGCTCGGGCGTGAACACGGGCTCCGTCGAGGCGCGCCTGGCCGCTCTCTACGCCGACCAGCTGAACGAGCCCCTGGCCGACTTCTACGGTCGGATGTTCTCCTTCGTCCTGCACCAGGACGGCTACCAGGGCTTCGCTCGCGTCGAGTTCGATCCTGCCGAGCTGCGCCCATGGACCGAACTCGAGCCGCAGCTCACGCTTCGCTCGCAGCGCCTGCGCCAGGACCTCTCGGACGGCCTCATCACGGACGTCGAGTACCATCTCTGGGTCTACAAGCGACTGCCGCCGCCGGGCGCTCCGCAGCTCTCAGGGACCGGTTTCTTGTCGGCCATCGAGAGCGCGCCGGCCGGCGATACCTCGGGCACGACCAAGGCGAAGCCCGAGGACGTCAGCCCGAAGACGGACAGTGTCGGTCGTGCCTCGAGTCCGCCGCGCACGCGCGCCACGGCCGCCAACCGCCGGCAGACGCGACGCCTGGCGATGGCAAGTCTCACCGGGCAAGCCTACAAGATGATCGAGGAGCAACGTACTGACCCCTAATTGTTAGGGGCACGTACGTTGCTGTCGTGTTGAAGCATAAGGCGGTTATTCCTATCTCGCTGCAAGCTCAACACGGACCCCTTGTTGTGAAGCAGCTCACCCTCAACGACGAACTGAAGGCCCGCGTCAAGTCCGCGGCGCCGGACGTCGACCCGGAGAAGGTGGCGATTTTCGAGGCCGCGGCGCTTTCCACGGCGCCCGTCCGCAAGAAGCACCCGGTCTACATGGGTGCGGTCCACACGACGAATTTCCTCGCCCAGATGCTGGGCGAGCTGACCAAGGAGAGCCGGCCGCTGCAGATCATGCACGGCAGCTCGGACGGAGATCAGCTCCCTATCGGGCGGGTCTTCGCCGGCAACATCTCCGAGGGAACGGGGATCGACGGCGCGACCGAGTTGCTGACCCTGTTCTGGATCGACAACACCCACTCGGATCTGATCGCGAAGGTCAATTCGGGCACCATCGACCAGGTGAGCGTCGCGATCCTGGGCAAGTCGGCGAAGTCCAACAAGACCGGCTTCGACTTCATGGGGCCGAAGGCTGACATTGAGAACATCTGGGGCGGTGTCGACGACAAGGGCAACCGCATGGGCCACGACGGGGCGCATGTGATTGTCGACGAACTGGACAGCTGGTTTGAGATGAGTCTGGTCGGCCAGGGCGGCGCGCAGGGTGCCCGCATCAAGGGCAACCGGCTTCAGCTCTCGGCCTCAGGGCAGGAGGTCCCCCAGCTGACCCTCGAGCTTTCCACCGGGTCGGCGGCGCCGACGCCGATCAAGACCGACCCGCAGAAGGACCTATTCGACATGGACGCCAAGGATTTCGCCGGCATCATCGCCGAGAACGCGACCAAGCTGGCCAACGCCGAGGCCGCGGCGAAGACCGAGAAGGAGCGCGCCGACGCGCTGCAGACGCAGCTCACCGCGGCGCAGTCGGAGCTGACCGAGCTGAAGGGCTCGGACCAGGCCGCGAAGCTCACCGCCGCCGAGGCCAAGGCGACCGACCTCCAGACCAAGCTCGACGCCGCGCTCGCCCTCCCCGGCAAGCTCGTCGCCCCGCTCTTCACCATGCTCGGCCAGACGAGCGCGACGCTCGATGCCGACCCGGACAAGGCCGTGACGCAGGTTCGCGAGGCGCTCGACGGCGTCAAGGCGATCGGCGCCCGGCTGTCCGGCGGCCTCGCTCAGCTCGGCTCGGCGCCCGCCCGCTCCAACAGCAACGCCGGCTTCAAGCGGCGCGCCTCGTAAGCGCCGGCTCCCGCCGCCCCGCAACACGATCTGACAGGAGCCAACGGCCATGTCCGCCCCCTTCCACAAGACCGTTCACGTCCACTCGATCAAGAACGAGCCCTTCAACCGCACGATGGTCTTCACGCTGCCCAACGGCATCAGCAAGACCGACGTTCTGGGCCGCCTCGTGGAGCCGGACCCGGCGGTCCCCTGCGGGATGAAGCTCCTGACGGACGGTGCCCAGATCCACGGCAGCGTGGCTCGCATCGACGTCTACGAGGATCGCGGCATGATCACCGCCCAGTTCCGGTTCTCCGAGCTGGTCCCGATCCTCGCCAACGACACCCTCGCTCAGGGCGATCCCGTGGTCGGCGCCGGTAACGGCTTCGTGAAGAAGGGTGTCGCGGGCAACAGCCCCGGCGTCTTCGTCGCCGAGGTTCTGACGATCAAGGGCGTGAAGTACGCGTCCATCGTCAAGCTCTGATCAATACCGACCGGGTCGTTACTCGGTCGGCCCAACGCAACAACTGTGTTCAACCCTAGTGGTACGTTCCGTACCAAGAACAGCCCGAGGAGTACGGGACAATGACCATCCGCCCCCTGCATGAGCTTGCCGCGGCTCGCCAGTCCCCTGAGGGCCTTCTGGCCGGTCTGGCGCTGCGCAACGACGAGGACGGCTCGATCCGGGCCGGCAAGCAGCTGATCTCCAGCGCCCGCTCCTACGGCCTGGAGATGCGCGACTACCTGCGGCTCGCCATCGACCCGACGAAGTCGGAGAACCGCGACAACTACGAGGAGCTGAACGGCTACGAGGCCGCGCTCAAGTTCCTCAACCTGCCGATCGGCGACGACTTCGACAGCGGCGTCACCCTCGACCTCGCCTCGGACACCTTCCAGTACAGCCCCGGCACCCGGGCGCTGTTCCCGGAGGTCGTGGACGACCTCATCCGTTCGACCTCGCGCCAGGTCGACTACGAGACCCTGCCCTCGCTCGTCGGCTCCAGCCGGACCATCAACGGCGTGGAGATGATCTCGACGGTCATCAACGACGAGAACGCCGACGACTTCAAGGTCATCGGGCCGGTCACCGAGTTCGGCCGGTTCCGCATCGGGTCCATCTCGACGAGCGAGAAGCGCGTCAAGATGTACAAGATCGGCGGCGGCTACCGGACCTCCTACGAGTTCCAGCGGCGCTCCCGCCTCGACCTGCTCACGCCCTATGCGGCGCGCATGATGCGTGAGCTGGAGCTGTCGAAGGTCGGCCTCGCCACGGAGCTGCTCGTCAACGGCGACACCGTCAACCCGGCCGCCGTCGTCAAGACCCAGTCGTCCTTCAACGGCACGCCCGGTGTCCCGAACGCGACCGCCGGACGGATCTCCTACCTGCACCTCCTGCAGTGGCTCGTGTCGCGGGCCAAGGCCGGTGTCCCGATCGACACGGTCGTCGGCAACTGGGACAGCTACATCCAGTGGCTGTTCATGTTCGCCCTGCCGACCGCGGGCGCGGCGACCACGACCGACGCCGAGAACCTCGCGGCGACCGGCTTCCGCATCGGTGGTGTGCCGCTGCTCAACGGCCAGATCAACTTCGTGCTCTCCACCACGGCGCCGGCCGGACAGCTCATCGGCATCCGCCGGTCCGAGACCCTGGAGCAGCTGACGGAGGCGGGCTCGCTCATCAACGAGAGCGAGCGCGCGATCCAGGAGCAGTCGATCACCTACGTCAAGTCGGAGGTCTCCGGCTTCCGCCTGGTCTTCGGCGACACCCGCGAGATCTACAACTACAACGCGT